GGCAAATGTTCGTCGACGCCCAAGACGTTGCACCGCCTGCAACGCGAAGCGGTAGCGTGTTGACGTAGTTGATCGAACTTGGAATCGCCGCGTCTGCTTCGTCGTCGTAGACGCCTTGGAAGTCGAATTCAACCCGGCCCATTCTCCCAGTCGGCAGAATGAATCGAGCATTGCCGACCGCCCCGTAAATACGCCGCCGGACCCCATCGAAGAACCCCGCAATTGTGAGGGTCTTTACGCTGCTGCCCGATGCCGGAACTTCGGTTTTTGGGAAGTAGGTTGCCGTCGAGAGAACCACACCGCAAGCCGGGAGGAAAGTGCTGGCCCATGCCGGGACTGCCGAACCATCATAGGCCAAGTCGACCGAGAATGTAGCCCTGCCGATTCTGGCCCCTGGAACGGACGACAAGCGACCGAAACCGCCTTGCCCTTGTCGCTCCTCAAAAGGAAATTCGGGGTTAATCGTAAGGTCATAAGCATTGACCGTGCAATCCGCTGCCGCGATGGTTTCGGCTGTCCCTACGGTCGATTCGATCTTAGCACCCAAAACGGTCTTTTTTCTAAGTAACATATTTGTCCCTTCCGAGTATGTCGTTTGCGTCCTGTTTGGCTTCTTTGAGCTTGCGGGTCATTATCGATTTAGCTTGAGCCGCCCCGCGATCAAAAGCATCTTTGACGCCCTCGATCTTGGTTGCTTGCAAGTCTCTTAGTTTCTGGATTGGGAATCGAGCCCGTCCGAGTCGCTTGTAAATGTTTTTGCCGAGCTTCGGAATCTTCGGCCCGAAAGCCCCATCGAATACCATCGCCGGGGTGCCTCGAACGAATTCAATCTCGACGCCTTCGACGGTTTGGCGTGCTTTGAATGCCCGAAGCGGTACGGTAAACGTGTCGTCGATTTTCAGAATCGATTCCTTGGCCAGTACGTTGTCGATTAGCTTTTCGTCGACGCAAAAGGCCCTCAATTCCTCGGCCCGCTCGACGGCCATTGCTGTCTGTATTTCGCGTTCGGTTCGCCGCCTTGTTTCCTTGGTGGCTTCCTCGATGCGATTGCTAAAAGCTTTCTCTAGTCCGTCGGCGTAGTTGATTACCCGCTCGGCTGCTAGCTTCGATTTTTCTTCGTGTGCCTGGATGTCGATTATCATCGCCTCACCGTCGGATCGTCTTCATCGACTCGATAGGTCACAATCAACTGCATGTTTGCCCCGTCGATACCGCCGTCGGATGTAAAGTTAATCTTGGTCCCGAAGGTAGCAAACAAAGCGTTGCCGTCGAACGTGTGCCAAGAGCTAGCCGGGGTGCAAATGCACTTGCGGACATCTGACCCGAATTGATTTAGTAGCGTGTCGATTGCGTCTTGGCTTCGCTCCGAAGGCATCAAAACCAGCCGGATATTGAACTGCTGAGCCAGTGCCACCGCCGGAGGATTGCCCGGGCAGGAAAGCTCGGGAACCTCATTCTGGACTCCCTGAGTTATGATGATTTGGCGATCTATCGGCGTGTAGTTGGCAAATCGAGTAGGCCGCTTGACTTCTTGAACATCGGTTGGGTACGTAGTCGAATCGCCAACCATAGCGGATAGCCTGGTTTCTAATTCGACCGCGATTAACTCGATGATTGCTAGCGACACTCTAAAACCAACATCCCTTCATCATGCTCAACAAGCCGAACAATAGACCGCCGCTCCGCTGGTTCGCCAACTCGGGGAGATAGTCCAATTTGATCCCCGCCGAGGTCTAATTCATCGCTTGCAATACCTTCGGCCTCATCGTTCGGAGCCCTGACCCTGAAAAGCGGAGTTACTAGGTCAGAGGCTTCCGGTAGCTGCAAAGAATCCTCTCGCTCAACTACCGCGTTGATCTTCCTTGACCGACCGTTTCTTTTGTAGTAAACGACCGATTCGGCGAAGTCTTGCGGGTTGGCGAAAACCTTCTTGGCATCCTCGATGATGGTATCGTGAAGGCTCACGGATTAGACCCGCTTGCCATCGATTTCGATGTAATCCATCTCGAAAACGTCGGCGTTCGTGTTTGCCGCTTTTTGGAGCTGAACAATCGGCTGAAGGCCTGCCGTGTAACCCGACATATCGAAGGTCGTCGAGGCTGCGACTCGTTGGCCGTCAATGTAGAACTTTACGTCCTGCTTGCCGCCCGTGAAGTCGATGACGAATTCCTTGTAAGTCGTACCAAGGGTCACGCCCGTCGAAACGTCGTTATTGTCTCGTACCGCGTCATCGGTCTCTACATAAACAAGCGTCGTGCTGTTGGCCCCTTCCATGCGGAACCAAGCGTTAGCCGCTACGTCGTCGGCGGTATCGTTTCGAGCCGAGCCGAGACCGAATACCAGAATCGAGCCGCTGGTGAAGGTCGATGCCCCGATTCGAGCCCGCATAACAACCCGCTGAACGTCGTCGACGTCGAACGCCAGGGCATCGCCGTGACCGCCGCCGAGGATCTGAATCTGACTCGCACTCGTAAGGGTCAAGACCTTTCGATCATTGTTCCGCTGTGCTGTCGGAGGAGCCGCCCCGGTGATCGTATAGACCCAAGGAGAAGCGATGTTTGCCGAAGTCGGAAAGGATACCGCTGGCCCGATGAAGTCATCGAAATACGGTTTGAAATCTTTCATGCCTGCCATGTTCTTATGTTCCTGTTTTGTGAATTTTGTTTCCGTCCCAAAAAGCCCCCAAGTAATCGCCCAGGGGCTATAAATCATCCGATCGCTTAGCGGTTCGAGTAGAACCCTACGTGATCGATCATCGCACAACCCATCGATTGACGGATCTTGAAGTCGTACTTGTCGCTGAGCATCGTCCATTCGTTTTCAAGCACTGGCGATTCTTCGCCTTGCAAGAAGACGATTTCGGCGGTGTCAACTACCGAATTCGACGCGATCAGATACCAGTTCGTCGCGTTGTTGTTGTCAAGCAACGCCGTGGCAACAACTTGCAACGGTCGAACGCCATTGACCCCGTAGAGGCTGGAAATCCCCTCGTTGCCGTTGGTCTGTGCGAACGAAAGGCTGTTGGTGATCCGAAGAGCCGTCGATGCGTACCGCTGAGGTACGAGCAACACCGATGGGACCAAGTTCAGCACCGAGCCGTTCAATCCCTTCTGCTTGGCCATCAGTTCAAAGGCTTCGTCAAGCGTCGTTTCGCTTGGAGCCGCTGCCGTGGTCGCGGTAATGTTTCGCCCGCTTGCGTGAGAAGCGGAAAACAAGACGACGCCATCGGGCATCATTGGGTTCGAGAGGAACGTGTCGTAAACAAGTTGCTCTTGAGTACGCCGAGCCGCAACGCCTTGCATCGATGGGATGCGAGACAATGCGTCAAGGTTGTCGTTGATGATCGTTTCCCATGTCACCGAGAAATTCGCGCCGAACTTGTCGATGTTGTAGGTCTTGCGTCGATCGCTGAGTTTCTTCTCAGGGTATTCCTTGCCCTCGGGAACAACTTCCAAGTTTTGGAATTCGCTCAATTGGGTAGCGTGGATATCCTTAAAATCTTCGACGCTCTGACGCTGCCGGACCCAAGAGGACCAAGTGTAAGGGGCCTCTTCGTAAGCCGCTCGAAGCGTGTTGTTGAGCCCATCAAACAGGATGTTTTGAAACGATCCGGTTGTGTGGTACGCATCGGCCAAACCGCGTTTGACCGTGTTAAGGGTCGGCGCGTGTCCCATCGCCATTCGTGCGATGTCTTTCTTGGTGTGCTTCTCAGGGTCAACACCCATTCGACGCACGCAAGCTTCGGCAAGCCGATAGACGCCGAGGTTGGCAAAATGGTCTGCCCCTTCTGCCTTGGGTGCGGCCGTTCGTTTTACGGTGCCTTGGAAGCATCGCTTAGTAAACCCGGCTTTTGCCGCGTTTTCAAACTTGTCTTGCTCTGATTCACCAAAGCCGATGTGCGAGCCCTCGACGGCCCCGCCTAGTGGTTGACTGGCCATCTTTCGGATGATCCTTTCTTGAGCGTCCTGAACGGTCACATTTGGATCGTCGATCAAAGCGTCTGCAAAGCTACGCTCAAGCTTTGCAAGCGTACAGTGAGCAACGATTGTCTTGCGTCGGTCGTCGGCTGCCTTGAGTTGGCGTGCAACTTCGGCTTCGACTTTCTTTTCGGTGTCTTCGGCTGGCTCGACATGCTCGGCCCGCATAGTCTCTTCGGGCTCTTTTTCCATGCCTGCCATCGATTCAACTTGCCCCATCGGAGCCGCGTCAGAACCGGCTTGGCCTGCTGCTTTACCTGCGAGGAAAATCACAATCTGTTCAAGGTCGGTCATGCCCTCAGGCAACCCAAGACCCTTCAACGTTGCCATTAGGCTATCGTCCATTCTCTCAACCCTTTCTTGGTCGTAAGACCTGCGAACAGTAGAATTCGGATCTGCGCCCGTTGCGCAAATCGAAGCGTTATGAGGTTCCCATTGGAGTACGATTTCCGCTGGACCCTCAATCACCTTGCCTTGTCGGGTGGTGTACGTTTGGCCTTCCCTTACGAATTGACGCTCTAGGATCTGTGCATCAATTGAGAAGTCATTTAGGTGGCCTTCGGTGTATCTTGTCGCGACAATCTGGCTGTCCGGATCGCTTGCAAAATCAGGCAAGCCTAGAAGCTCATCGCCCTCGATGACGATATTGCGAATCGAGCCAAAGACGTTGCGTACCGTCTTGTCGTTGTGTGAATCGACGATAGGTAGCTGCTTTTTGTCGTTGCGGAATCGGACCCCATCCATTAACAAGACTTGCTTGATCCAACCGCGTTCCTGATCGTAGATGTCAATCGGCGTTTCGGTTGCAATCACCGCTCGGCCATCTTTCACGGTCCCGAATTGGCGAACGATCGAACCGCCCTCGACAGGCTTGGCTTGGTGTCTTGCGTCGAGCTCTTTTCGTCGCTTGATTAGGTCACTC